TGGGATCCTTGGCGGTGATGCTCGACACACAAGTAGATCCCACCCTTGCCGCGCTTGCCTAGCCTGCCATCCTGTATGTGATGAAACTCTCCGGGGTTGTCATCTGACAATCCAAGGTGGCGGCAGAGATAGCATGGTTCATGTCTCAAGGATCCGGATTCCCAGTTTGTGCAGCATGAGTTTGCGCTTCAGGTTGTAGGTCTCCGTCCGGAATCCCTTGCAGTCCTCTACCACTTCCAAACCCCACTTGTCCTTGTAAACAAAGTCAGCAACGTAATTGCACGACCTCTCCAGCAGCTTGTCCTCGGTGTCTCGTTGGGTCGGGATCAACTCAAACTTGACCTGCTCACGCAAGTCGGAAATCTCCCCTGCCGCCAGCATCGCCCGCAACTCCTGGGCGCGCTTGGCCTCCTTTTTCGAGTGATACCCGTCCGTTTTCACGTTCCCGAATTTGCTCACGTTTGGCCTTTTCCAGTACCTTTATTGCGTCAATAGCCGTTTCGTAGACGCCATTTACACGGATATTACCCATATATGGCATATACCCCGGCACACCATTGGACATCACCTTGGCGACAGAATCATATCCGCCACCCTTTGTAGGTCTCTTTATATGCCACGGTGAAGCTATGTACCAACCTTTGGGAAGCATATCTACAAAGTTTAGGAATATCTAACCCAATATGTTGTTGTATATATCGTTTTAGATATATTTCAAAAATAACTCTTCTTTTCAGGTTTCCATTTACTCAAATATTTCAAAGGAACCGTCATTGGCACCCACCATTGGCGGCGTATTGGATCCCATTGGGCACCGATGTTCTTTGCAAGATTCTTGTCTTCATATGGAACATGGAGATATCTTTTGTCGAAGTCAGTCATTTTTACGGACCTCCGTAAATTTGTCTCAAGGGCGCACGAAGTCCCTTATGCCCCCCGCAGTTTTAGCCTCGTATGGCCTTGTGCTGGCTGCGAAGGCGCAGTACCAGCGGGGTAATGTGCGGGCGTACTCCCCGAATGTCTCCCGGCAACCTCTACGAACCGTGAGCTTCAACCCCCTGCCAAATCATTCGCGCCAGACAACAAAAAAGCCGCTATCTACTGCACCCGGTCGAAACCCGGCGAACCGGGCGGATGCATGAGATAGCGGCCTTCATGTCGTTTCGACGCGACCCGACTACTTTACCACAACCACATGAGCAGTCAAGGGTCGAACCATCGGCCCCTGATGCATCGGATGGAACGTCAGGTGAAACCACATCATCATTGCAAACATGGCTAGTACTCCATCTCTTGCCGGGGCTTGATATACCCCATCAGCCGCAGCATCCGTAGCTGGGCCTCGCACATCTGCTCGCCGTTCTCGTAACGGTCAAAGAGGCGGCGGTGCCAATCCAGGCCATCCCCCCTCGACGCAATCTCGCGGAGCCTAGCAGCTACCTTCGGCGGAATCTCTCTCATGAATCCTCCTTGTTAACTTGACAGGATGAATTATTAAATTAATAATGGTGCCTTGTCAATAGGAGACCGAAATGGGAGCAAAGCAATCTACGCAGGCCAGGAACGCGATTCTGTATTTCTGTTCCGGGCTATCGGTAAAGGAAGCTTCGGACAAGGCTGGCATTACACCGGCAACCCTTTATCGATGGATTGAGAAGAACACGATTCTCTCAAAGATGCTCCCAATGTCCAAAGAGGAACGGGCTGAATTTCTCCAAAAGCAGGACGATTCAAAGGCAAGAAATTCGGTGAATGTCGCCATCTTATCCGGCAAATTGAACCGGCCTGAAACCTGCCAAAAGTGCGGAAAGCCCCAGACAAACGGATGCGCTATGGAGGCACACCACCCCGATTACAGCCAGCCGATGGACGTTGTATGGCTCTGCACCAGCTGCCATGTCCAATACCACTCGATGTTCCCAAGCATCAAGAAAATGAAGTCTGCGGCTGTTACAAAATAGTTCTTGTGTATTTATTAAAATGCGAGATAATCCTTCCATCGACAACGCAACTGGGGGAAGCAAATGATCTACGGACAAAGCTGGGACGAGTACTGCGGCGAGCCTGTCGGCCCCACTCCTACCACCGACCTTGCCGATTGGATGACGACCTACGAGCGCCGCCTCAAGGTCTTGGACATTCTCCTTGCCCGCGCTGGCATGGACGAGAGCGATACCCTGCAACTCCTGCTAGACATGGAATACCCGCCCAAGCGCGATACCCGCAACCTGCCCGCCCCCTTCTAGGAGCAATCATGAGTACTGGCAAGAAGATTTTCTTCTCCCTCTGGGCCATCCTGACCGTCATTGGCTGGGTTACCGCCCCCGGCAACGATTTCGCCTTCCGCCTCGGCTACGGCATGGGCTACGGCATCTGGGTTCCCGTATGCGCCGCCGTCTGGCTCCTTGGCCGCAAGGGCTACCGCTGGCTCGTCAAGGAGTGAACGTGGAAAACAACTTCGTCAAGCTTGCCAGCATCGACGTTGGCAGCAAGATCGAGAAGAAGAACGGCCTATCGTACCTCTCGTGGGCATGGGCGGTGGATCAACTCCTGCGCCAGGATCCTTCCGCCGCATGGGAATACGGCACTCCTGTCGCTTATGGCGACACGTTGATGGTGTCGTGTACCGTAAACGCCTTCGGGACGCCACGAACCGCCCATCTGCCGGTCATGGATCACCGGAACAAGGCCATCACCAACCCGGACGCATTTGCCGTCAATACCGCCATGCAGCGCTGCTTGGTCAAGGCGATCGCCCTGCACGGCCTCGGCCTCTACATCTACGCCGGAGAGGACATTCCCTCGGGCCAGGAACCTGTGCCGCACCCGGAACCGGAGGACGTATACGCCGCCAGCCCAAACAAGCGCGAAGCCGCCGAAGCCGCCGCCAAAATGGGGATGTATCACGAGTTCTGGCAGCAGCAGACCCCCGCTTTCAGGGCGGCAGCTATCCAATCCCCGTTCCACCGGGAATACAAGGATCTGAACGAAGAAGTCCGGAAGGTGCAGAAGTGATCCCCGCAGACAGCCCCCTGTGGCTTCCGGCAAGGATCGGAAAGTTCACCGCCAGCCTTGCGCCCAAAGCCTTTGCCCGCACCAAGAGCGGCTGGGCAGCATCCCGGCAGGACATTGCATTCGATATCGTCGCAGAACGCATTTCAGGCTTCAAGAAGGAGGTTTTCGTCACCGAGGCTATGCAATGGGGTATCGACCAGGAACGCTCCGCCTGCGAGCTTTACGAGGCTTCTAAGGGCATCATTCTGGAAAAGTCCGGCCTCTATGACCACCCGAGGATCGATTTCCTGGCAGCAAGCCCAGACCGGGAGATCGGCACCGAAGGTCTGCTGGAGTGCAAATGCCCCACCACCAAGACGCATATCCAATGGATATACAAAGGTGTCCTGCCGGACGATTACAAGTACCAGATGCTGATCCAGCTTGCCTGCACGGGCCGCAAGTGGTGCGAGTTCATCAGCTATGACCCGCGTGTAGCAGAAAAGCAACGGCTCTTTGTCCGCCGATTTGAGCCTGCCGATTCGGAAATCAAGCTGGCAGAAGAGATGGCCGAGGATTTTTTGGCCGAAGTGGAAGCGATTTTCCAACGAGTAACGGAGGCGTAATGGCAAGCAAATATCCCAATAGCGGGATTCTTGGCAAGAATGACCGCAAGACCCTGGACAAGCATCCAGACCTTTCCGGATCCTGCGAAGTCGATGGGGTTCTCTACTGGATCAGCGGCTGGACGAAGGCGAAGGACGGCAGCAAGTACATTTCCCTGGCCTTCAAGAAGAAGGACGCTGCTCCCGCAAAGACCGCCCCGAAGGCGATTTCCGATGTCGATGACGATCTTCCTTGGTGATGACGCCGTGATCGTCGGAGAGGCCAGAACCTATGTCGCAGCGTACCTGCGGGAGCTTCGGAGGGCGGATATCTGGCACGCCCGCCGCATTGCGAGGCTCTTTCGCACCATCCGCCGCATGGAGAGGATGAAATGATGAGCGTACAGGAACTCGCCTTACTCACCGCCATCGAGGATCGGCTGGCACAGATCGAGCGCCGCCTGACCATGATGGAACATCTGATCGTTGGTTACGGCCCACGATGGACATCAACAGAAGATGTCCATCGTGGGCGTAACTTCGCCAAGGGGACTTGGGATGACTCTCTCTAAAGGCGAGGCCGCTGGCTCTATGGTGTTCGTCCTGGTGCTGGTATTTGCCGTCTCCGGCATGGCCTATTGCGCTGGAGTGAACGACAACATGGCGCGGGAACTTCTCAAGAAGGAAGTCTCCTGCAAGAGGATCCCCCATGACCGATGACGAATACGACGCTCTGGCATTCAGCGCGATTCTTTTCCTGCTCTGCCTGTTCCTTGCGCTGATCGCGCAGTGAGCAAATAAACCGGAGGCAGCATGAAGTACGAAATCAAGCACCGCTACACCGATGCCGTTCTCTACACGGCAGAGCTTCCCGACGACACGCCCAGCAGCATGGTGGTGCGCCACGCGCTTGAGAAAGCGGCTCGTGACAGGGCCAACCTCGCCCGGGCCAACCTCGACGGGGCCAACCTCGCCGGGGCCAACCTCGCCGGGGCCTACCTCGACGGGGCCAACCTCGCCCGGGCCAACCTCGACGGCGAAACGCTCACGCGCTCCCCCATCTCGATCCTGAACCTGCGCTGGCCGGTGCTCATCACCGAGGGATTCATGCGCATCGGCTGCAAGCGCTACACGCATGCCGAGTGGCGCGGGTTCGACGAGGCGGCGATCCGCGCGATGGACTCGAACGCCTTCGATTTCTGGGCGACCTGGCGCGCGCCGCTGCTTGCAATGTGCGAGAAGCACGCAGCGCAGTGAGCAAAATTACTCAAAGGATTGAGTAAATGCGCGTCCTTGTTGCTTGCGAATACTCCGGAACCGTGCGGGATGCCTTCATCGCCGCAGGCCATGACGCGCTTTCCTGCGACCTGCTGGATACCGAGCGCGAAGGCCCGCACTACCGTGGCAACGTGCTGGATATTTTGGACGATGGCTGGGACTTGATGATCGCCCACCCGCCATGCACCCACCTGGCGGTATCCGGCGCTCGCTGGTTCAAGCACAAGGTACAGGAGCAAAAGGAAGCACTCGAGTTTGTCCTGGCGCTGATGAATGCACCTATCCCGAGTATTGCCATCGAGAATCCAATCTCGATCATCAGCAGCCATATACGCAAGCCCGACCAGATCATCCAGCCGTGGCAATTCGGGCATGGGGAAACGAAGGCGACCTGTCTCTGGCTCAAGAACCTGCCGCCGCTGGTGCCGACGAACATTGTTGAAGGGCGGGAAGCCAAGGTCCACCGTATGCCGCCGGGGCCGGATCGCTGGAAGGAACGCAGTCGCACCTATCCTGGAATTGCAGCCGCTATGGCTAACCAATGGGGGAAAGAATGAACCTGGACGACCTTGTTCCGCTTCCCAAGATTGATGCCGGGAGCGAAGCGAAGAAGTACATCCGAGGATTGCTGGTAGATATTCGCCTCGCCGCATTCCGGGCGGGCCAGGAAAACATGAAAGCCGCCGCCCCCTCGCAGCCCGAGCAATCTGCCGCGCAGCCCCCAGTGCCGGGAAATGGAAGTTGGATTGCCGCTGAGTCCGTGGATCGTCTGGCGCGGCAGCTAGACGTTGCCATGAATGGAGAGGAAGGGGCGGCAAAGCGTCCGGCGCTGTGCGATGTGGTCAAGCAAGCCTGTTCCATTTTTGCCGCGCAGCCCGAGGCGCAGTGCTGCCTCGACGGGCCGAAGGTTCCTCAGCCGACTGAATGCCCGCGATGCAAGAACGACATCAGCAAATGTCCACGGACGACAGCGC